CTAATTTTTCAATTGATATCGTAACGGTTTGATCAATATCAACCGGCGAAAACTCGACCAGGCAACGACCATCAGGCCGTGGCCAAGCAGGACATTTTGAATTAGCTTTAATGCATAGTTTGCAACTAGATATCATCACTCTCTCCTTTCTCAAGGGTAAATCGCTTAGCGTCGAGCTTTGCAATAGCTGTCACAATGGGTTTAAGTTCATCAGGGACTTTAGAAAAATTGAGTTGATTTCGGCGCAAACTTTCGCCTTTTGTTAACAGCTCTAAATTTGAGATATCACAGTTGAGTTTGTCACCATCAATAAACGTAACATTCATACCCTCGGGTACTGGTCCGTTTTCCATTTCCCAGTTAACGATATGCTTTGCTTTGTATCGAGTGGCTGCGCCGGTGTAGGGATTCGTTTCCTTGATTTTGATAAGAATATATCCATCCTTCGAGCATATTCTTTCGTGACCTATAGGCTTAATGTTTTTTGGAATATGGCCTTTAGTAAAATTGCCAGAATTAGGTTTAACAAGGCCTTTCGTATCTTTATTCCATGGTTTATGCCCGGAATCAAAATAACCCGTCAATCCAGATAAAAAGCCTCGTCTTTTAGAAAAGTTTCTAACCTGATCAACAGAAAAAGCCGTGTCGAAGTATTCATTTAACAATGTCGTCAGTTTTACCTTACTGATTCCGATGCAGTTATTTTTTAAAAACTCAATCTGTTCGTCAGTGAAAAGAATCGATTCGCCCTTCGAACATCCGCCTAATCGACCACACTTAAAACCATGGTTCTTTAATGTGCCACTAATAGCGGATTTAGATTTATTAAGGCCATATTTTTTATTAAAAGCCTCTGTTAACTCAGGCAACCTCAAATCTTTATACGACTGCTCTAAAAAGTTCAGTTGATCGCTGCTATATTTCATTTTTTATTACCGTCACCGACAAGTTTAGGTCTATCGACACCCATCATTTCAGGGACTTGCTTAACTACGCCAGCACCTAATGCTTTCTGAGCATCAAGAGCCAGCGCCTGAGTGTTTATTATCTCTTTCGCGACACCCGTCATCGCTTTACTGCGATCTATTTCGTTGTCCAGTTTTTTACCTTTAAGATTATCGTTATTAAGTCTCTCTAACTGTTCAAATAAATGATTATTCAAATCGACTAATTGATTTTTCATTTTTATTACCTGCTTTGTATTTGTTGAATTTTGTCAATGTAATCTTAATGACGTCGCTCGACCGATCAGGCTCACCATGTACGCTAAATCGAGTCGCAATAACAAAATTATTCGTTGTCGATGAAACTACCCATTGATCACTATTCGCTATAAAAACAGCGCCAATATCAGGACGCAATAACACGCTTTTTTCCTGTAAGTTTGTTGAAAGTTTTTTGATCAATTTTCTGCTTTGCATTAAAAAACTCTTTAAATTCCAAAAACTGTTTATCAGCCATTAATTTCGCCATGGCCGGATCCTGCTGTTTAATCGCAGACCAAAGCAGCTGTTTTTTTTCATCGCTTAATTTGTCCACTGTGACGAAACGAGCTGACGATTTTTCAGACCTGACAAAAGGTTTTAATTGAATATGATCATCAGACCAGTAACATTTCGCGTCGCTCATAAAAATCGCCCTCGTCAGTTTCGTCCAGTTAAACGATCTCGGTCGTTTTAATGCCAGTCCCTTGGTATCACGTCAGACTCGCTTAAAATCGATCTCGATCGGTATATCGTGAAAGGAATAGAAATCGGCCATAAAACCAGCAAAATATAAAAATAAATTTCGTTCTCGCCGGTTATCGTTGTAAGACATCGCTTGCACTTATCATCAACACGCAGGCCGATCGATATCGCGCCGATCATGTAAACAATACCCAGTACAAAAAATATTAAGTTATCCATAATCACCTCCGATTAGTGAGTGTTTGTCCGGTCTATCGACAGTGAAAAGGTATTAAAAACACCGTCCCGGTCCACCGGACTGCAGGCATTAGGGGGCCTGCCCGTGCCTCACTTACATCGTTAAAATCAGTTCACCGAATGAGGCCGCGGACTGATCCGATCGCACCCTGAGGCACTGGCAATTATTCAGCTGCGCACTCGCAAGCTATAACAACTGGCGGAATAATCATGTAACCTTGCTTTTTAAAAAATTGTTCATGCGAGCCATTTTCGAGCTCAATAAGCTGGCCGTTTCGATCTTTTATATCGTTAAAAAAATCGTTATAAATCGGGTTTTGAATTTGCCCGGACCCGTGACAGTACTGACAGTTTTTCTCGCTCATCCCTGTAACCTCATGCTCTCGTCAATTTCTTCATGTGTCGGTAGCGTGTAAATCATTGTCGATTTAATGTCGCTGTGACCGAGCTGGACCATGGCAACCGACAGTGGATCGCGGGCGGTACTGGTCTCGACAATGCGCTGAGCAAAGGTGTGACGAAACCAGTGAGCCGACACAGCAACAGATAAACCAGACATTTCTCGCCAGTATTTAATCCTCGCCTGAGCAGAGCGAATCGACAGGCCTTTACCCTGCTGTCGGCTCATTAATAAAGGCGCCGATAAATCATCAGCAAATTGCAGCTCTTTACGAATGGCCAAAAGATCCTTGAGCGCCTTAATGCCTTTTTTAGCCAGGCGCACGTTATAAGCTTTTTTGCCTTTATTGATTTGTTTTCTAACGTGTAGTTTTTCAGCGCGAATAGCCTGGCGAGCATCATGCACCGTTAAACCAACCAGGGCGCACACGCGGATCCCGCTATGGCGTAATAGCCTCATCATTGCGTAATCACGTCGGGCAGTAATATCAGAGCGATTTTTGATCACAGAAAAAAGCTGTCTCTCCTGGTCACGCGTTAAAAACCTCTCAAAGGTCTGTCGAGAATAATGCATAGCTATACCCCCCTCTTTAAGCGGTCTCTAAATCGTAATAATCGACGCTAACTTTCGCGCCGATATCAATCATTAAACGCAACGGGTGACCGGCGTTATCGCATTCCATCGCAACCGGTAAAATGTAAAGTCCGACTGATAGCAAAAACTTTTCATAACTTTCCTGAGGTATGACGACACAAACCTCAGCCGCTGGACTTCTTGCAACTATTAACGGCGTATAGGTCTCATCATATCGATCGAAATACGTTGTTAATATCGTGGTGTGATCAATCAAAACAGACTCTCCCGGCTTCAACCAGAGCCGGGTTTTTGCATCACTTTTGCATTGAATACCGTTACTAAATACTTTTGTTATCGTTGCCATTCTTTTATCCCTTTTTAACGAGTTTGTTTCTAGCGATTATCCCGAGGCACTTTTTAACCGACGGCGAGTTAATGCTTTTTGTAAAACTCAATCGCTCTTTATTTGGCAGGCTTTGCCAGGCTTCAAATAACGCCCTCTCGTCCTGCTCGATTTCAATTCCGTGTAGTTGTAGTTGCTGCGTCATCCTGAGCTCGCTGTTTTTCAGCTGCATATTTTTCCAGTGCCGGCCGCATAAAATTTAAAAGGCTTGCAGGGTTAACGCGTAACTCTTGCCCCGCTTTTAAATTCGATGTGACTTTCATCACTGGTGTTTTTTTACTCATCACTGATCGCCTCGAGGCGGTGATAAAGTTCCATCGCACGAGAAAAGTCCTCATGCATTTCACGATGAATTTCGGTTAAATGTTTTTTGGTTATTTTTCGATCAGAGAAACACTGTCGTAACGCGGCTGAGGTTTCGCCGATATCCTGAATCCACTCGGCATACTTATCGAGCAGTTCCGTGTCGGTGATGTTGCGATAATCGCCGAGCTTGATAAAAATACCGCCAAGTACACGAGCCTCGGCTTCAATCAGCTGCGTGTCGCCTGTCGCGTTTTGCAAAACAATGGATTCGTCGACCGTCAGGTGATGGGTATCGACGTTCGGATTAACCTTATTAGATAAGGTGCCGGGGTTCATACCGACAAGAGGCGCCAGGGCTTTGCTACCGCCTCTATAGTCATGAACGAGTCGATATTTCGCTTCGTCTATATCTGAAAAGGGACTGATCTGCATGTGAATACCTATCCTTTGTTTACATTGTTGTAACGCTCAAGGTCTGGTATTTTTCACAGCACATTAGCTAAACTAATGAGCGAGGAAAGGGTGACCACAATTACCAGAGACCTCAACCAGCCGATAAGTGTTACAGCACTTATCGGCTTTTATTTTCTAAGCGGCTTGCGTATTGCCCGCCGATTTTTTCGATTTTATGAATTCGCGCATGAGGTAACGCACCTTACTCGCCACCGAATGCCCTTCGCTTTTTGCGACTTTCTCAAAATCTTCGAGCTCGGTTTTCGGTATCGTCGAATAAACCTTAACGCTCGTCTGTTGTTTGATGTCCATAGCAACCTCAAAAATGTTAGTATCTGCTCTCTGCGGCAAATTTCCGGCTATTGCCGCATGTTGATTTTTATATTATTTCCAAATTTGGAAACTTTCAATGCTAATTTCTAAAAATGTTAATTGTAATTTTCTATCGAGAATAGAGTTTCTATTGGGAAATCAAAAAAAACATAACTGGGGTAAAGAGCGCGGATTTAGCCCCGGCACCATCGATCGACTGTTTAAAGGCCAGATCCCGGGTCACGAAGTACTCACCGCGATCAGTATGTTTGATAACGCTTCTATTACCTGGTTAATATCTGGATCAGGCTCGCCCTTCCTGGTAGTGGCTACCTCGCAAGACGACGAATTTGCAGAGCAGCTGCAGGATCATTTATTAGCCGATCATGAAATACATATATTTAATAACCCCTCAATAAAAACCACGGCCATCGTTTTAAGCAGACGATCAACCTATACTTATAAAGACAAAACAATTCAATTTACCGATATAAAAATCATCACCGGTTTTATCGGCATAATTACCAGACAGTTTCTGAAAGAATGTAAAGAGCATCACAAAACGGAAAACTTAATCGTTAGTGAGTTTTGCCTGCACCGCATATCGAAAGGCATGGCGAGCATAATGGATATTTTTAACTTTATGAATGACGCCGTAATAAAAACAATAGACTTCGATGAGGTGCCAGCTCACACGATCGATCGTCGACGGTTGCCACAAATTGAAACTCTCGATGAAAAAAAATTACTCACCGGTTTCAGGGAGATCGGTGACGACGACAAAAAAACAATATTAAATTTAGTTGATTCTTTAAAAAATAAGTAACGGGTGACTTATGAAAAAATGGATTGTATTTATCAGTGTTTTATTATCGGCCTGTGCAGGTTCACCGGCTCATATCACATCGTTGAGCGATAGCGATCTAGCCACTCAAAAACCGGCTGACCTATGCAATGCGTTTGCTCATACGAAATCGAACCGATTGAAATATGAGCTGAACAATAGACAGTTGTTTACCGCCAACGAATGGATACTGATCAATAACAAACGCGTTAGAGTTGGCATGTCAGAGCTAGCTGTTATATGTGCCAGAGGTTACCCGACAAAAATTAATAATACTGTAACCGAGCAAGGTGCTGTTAAGCAGTATATTTACCGCGGATACTCAAAATCACAGTACATTTATATATCGAAAGGTAAAGTCACCGCGTTTCAGGGTTAACTTGTAGGATTTTTCCTACATATTTTTACCTATAATACATATAGAGTAAGCATGAAAACTAATAAAGAGGTGACTATGAGCACTGAAAAGAAAGAGCAGGATGATGCAACACAGGATTATATAAATCAATATGATCAATTCTTTACCACTCAACAGAACGTCGACGAAACACACCCTAATCTAAGAATTTGCACAGCGTTTAACTCTTTTGAATTTTGCCAGAGCAGCAATAATACTACAGACGCTGGCGCTGAATAATGCCAAACTGGAACACCGTATTAAACGAAATAAACGGGGAGCTTATTAGAAATGTCGGCGCCATCGACAAAATAAGGCGGCGCTATTTAAAACAGCTTTCAAAACATACCGGTCGAAACACTATTGCATATTACTCAGGCTGGTTAAATGCTCATGCGGCTGGTCATCCTGACACCATGGTCAACGACACAGACAAAAATGCATTAATGACTACCATTCATAAGCTAGACAGATCTCAAGGCCTTGATCTTATACTGCATACTCCCGGTGGAAATTTAGCGGCGACAGAATCTCTCGTGTACTACTTAAGACAAATGTTTGGCACTGATATTAGAGCAATTATTCCTCAAATTGCAATGTCCGCCGGCACTATGATTTCATGCTCATGTAAAGAAATTGTCATGGGTAAACAATCAAGTCTAGGTCCTACAGATCCGCAAACAAACGGTATTCCTTGCCATGGTGTCATATCAGAATTTGATAAAGCTAAAGAAGAAGTAAAGAAAGATCCATCAACGATACCAATCTGGCAAGCCATAATCGGTAAATACCATCCCACTTTTTTAGGCGAATGTAATCACGCTATTAACTGGGCTGAAAGACTGGTTAAATACTGGCATGTTTGCAGGCGAAAATAAAACTCAGGAAATTGATGCTATTAATACAGCGCTTTCTGATCATGATGAGTCAAAAACTCACTCGCGTCATTTCTCGCCAGATGATTGCGAGAATATGGGTTTAAAAATATTCAGAATGGAAGATGATGAAAAATTACAAGATCTTATCCTAACTGTCCACCATGCATATATGCATACATTCACACAAACAAAAGCCGTTAAGATTGTTGAAAATCAAAACGGCATTGCACTCGTATTATTCAAAGCACCTGAGGGCTAACATCGTCAAAGTCTTTCATGACAATCGGGGTCAGTCCTTCTAATGACGCATTGAAATGCGGAATATCATTCGGGTCGACAATATCCTCAACCCGTGTGCCGTCTCTCAAAGCATGAATACAAGTACCGAGCCCTTTTTCGCTAACGCATACTATTTTATGTACAACCCCTTTTTCTATTAATACAGCGGTTGCCTCTTTGTCAGCATCAACCTCATAAACGTCATCGCCGCAAGTCACCTCAAACTTTCCAAATGATAATAATGTCGGGTGATCAAAAACATGTTCATGCCCGTCCATGGTGCAACCTACACCATTAAATTCCATTATCTTTAAAGACACATTCGAAATTACAACAAATTTACAATCGGGGGCATTCGTTTTCATATTAATAAATCCTCTCAAATAATAAAATTTGTATCGCTTGAATTATTGAATTTGATTTTAAATAAAATTGTTTTCTATTCTTTTTTTATAATCGTCATATTCTTCATGCACCTCGTTAATTTTGAAAACCGACCCGATCAAGTTAAGAGAGACTTTCAAAGGGTTAATATAAGTGAGATTTTTACGCACAAAATCGGCATCGATCTCACCGTCAAAATCAACAGTAAAATACAAAACTCGCCTCACGACTGGCGGCGTCGGCGGAATGGTCGGTACACCAGGCGGATCAACCAAATTCGGCACAAAATTTGTAACACCTGGTTCATAATCATCAGGGTCGTCGCTTAATCCAACGCACTCAATGACCTTATTAGCCAGATTAATAATACAAAAACCTGAATATTTCATACGTCTATATACCTGTATTTTATGTTGTATGAGCTGCCGCCTTTACCACCAACAACGCGCACTCTTGGCTGGTCAGCCGTGAGCGTTGAGAGATTTGACATCACCCGAATATCGCCACCATCAATGTAGAGCATCGGCAAAAAACAATGTCCAGCCAATAATAGCCATGTCGTATTGCCTTCCGTTACCGTACCGGAATAAGTTTTAGTTGTTGTTGTGATTTTCTGACGATTGATCGCCAGATCATCAATATCTGCATTAGCAACCGTATTTTTAGCCGCTAGTGCACCAGCATCTGAAATCGTTGAAAGTAATTGCGTTTCTATTTTTTTACGATAAGCCGAACCATGCTCATTATCTAACAGGTCAGCATTGAGACCGGTACCAGGACCGTCGGCCGTTAGTAATAACGTTAATATTTCCGCCGCCGATTGGTCGCCCGTAGCGCCTGCCTCTATACCATTAAGTTTCGATTTATCTGAGCTGCTCATAAAACCGTGAGCGAGAGTGGTTGCTAGAGCATGCAAGGTGCCACCGGCTCGACTACCGTGTGAGCTATCACCAAACCGAGCCGCCGGCAACGAGCCAGCGTTTAAATTATTTGCATTGCGATAAAAAGCTTCTGTCTGTCCGTTTAACTGGTCCGCATTGCGCACTTTCATTTCGAACAATGTTGCTAATGCATCCCAGGCTGTACCGTTCCAGTTTTCAAAACGGTTATTTGTTACATTCCATCGCTTTGCGCCAGTCGGTAAATTAGTTAACGGCGTAACGCCGTCAAGAAACTTGATCGCCGATTGATTGTTCTCGACAATACTGGCCAATAGCGACGCGTATTGTTGATTAACGAGTGGATTATTAAAATCTGCCATAATTAAAAGCCCTCCGCGGACCAGGAAAAATCACCACTTACCCGGGTGCCGTTTTGATCAAACAAATAAACTCTAAAATCAGTCGGGTTCGGCGTATCAGTAAAATCATAAATACCGGTGCGAGCCGTGGTGCCTTTTGGTGTGACGATTATAGATTGCACATCAAGAAAGGCTTTATTAAAGCTAACCAAGGTGCCGCCACTATCGGTCGAGATCGCGGTGCCAGATCCGGCGTCGGTTTTTTGCTTAACCGCGAGCCGAGTTTTAATCGCATTAATCTGCAACTGGTCATCACCACCAGCAGCCGCAAAATCCAACCTGATTTTTACATAGCGAAAATTAAGCGCGTATTGCTGCCAGACACCAGGGTAATCCGTCCAGGCGTCTCCGGCTAATTGCTTAACCGATATTTGTGGCGTTACTGTCACGCTACCATCGAGCACGGTGCTATCGAGTAACAATGTAATCAAAGTACCACTGAGATCAGTACCATAGTCATATTCTTGCTCATAAACAGCTGAGTTTGTAGAGGGTTCCAGGTAAAACGGGTAACCCGCATCAATTTGATTTTGCGGTGTGGTCCAGGCGTTATTTGTAAAGTGCTGCGCGAATGTTTCAGTCGTGTTAACCGGTAAAATGAGTAAGCCGTTTTGCATCTGAAAAATATTAGTTTTCGTGCCAGAAAAATCACTTATCCATTCCTGGTGCAAAATAAAATCGGGCGGCTCATCAACATTCGCGAGCACCGATTGCTCGGTGCCATAATTGCCAGCACTATCGATCGGCACCAGCCAATAACGATACTGACCAGACTGATCCTCGAAGTGACTGAAAAAAGTGCCTTTCAAAACGCCGAGCGTTTCAGCACTAGCAAACAGATCACCCTTTCTAAACTCAAATTCAACAATCGGCAAAGTACCCGGTGAGCTGGTCCACTTTAAAAGCACATTGTTATCGATAACCTGTGCCGTCAGGTTTGTTAATGTACCCTGGTTAATAGTGACATCAACCGAGCCCGCGGTGCCGGCATTGCCAGCCACATCAACCGGCTCAATCCAGAAACGACGGTTATCCGTCCAGTTCGCCTTTAAAGTGTGTCTGGTTGCATCAATCTCAGTAATTTGAATAGCACTACCAAATACATCGCCGTAATAAACCTTATAGCCAGACAACGCAAAATCTCCCGAGCTTGCCGACCAGGATAAAATTACATTTTCCCCCTCGATGATCGAGGAAACATTTGGCTGACTGGGTGGATTAATCACTAAAGTAGTCAACGCGATATCAGCAGATAACTGGCGTCGGTCAGTATCTCGAGCGCGAATCATAAAATGATAGGTGTCAGCTGATTTAATCGGTACATTGTGCGTCACTCCCATTAAACGAGTGACTGGTGTTGCTGTATCCCAATCGGCAACGGTCGGCACGATGAGCCCGGTTGTCATTCTGATTTCGTAATCATATAAATGCGCGTCGGGCAGTTCGTTCCAGCTCAAAACAATCTCAAAATCGTTTAACGTAGATGAAAAGCCGGTAACGTCAGAAATCGGTAAATTAGCACCGACAATCTCATGAGAGTGAGTTATTTTGCTAGAGATATTCGGAATACCAAGCTTGTCCATTAAGACAACTTCGACGACGAGTGTTCCTATTGTCGCCGGCCACGGAAACTGTATTGAACGATTATTAGTACTATTAATTATTTTTAAATCTTCACCATCGGGTGCGGCCCTAACAATGGCGCCACCGTAATCACCTGACGTTTCCCAGCTCATCGCGATCACTAAACCATGTCCAGCTCCCGCTTTTGATAACGTATCTTTAATATCAAAATCGGTAATCCTTGGTGCGAGGTCCGGGTTATTAACGATCGTATGTGCATAATCATTATATTCCGTTGAATAATAACCAGGCTCATCGTCAATCAATGTCAATTTCAAACTGTGGTCACTTACCGGCAAGATATCGATCACCTTTGCACGTTTGCCTGGTGAGTTAGAGGCGCCAAAAAACCAGATATAATCGACAGGCCCATCAGAATCCAGGTCATCATCCGGGATAAACTCACGCGCCTCGCCACTAGCTGTCCAGGTCACGTTATTATCTACGACCGACTCGCCGAGTGATGTTGGCCAGACAGGCTCGGTGATACCTGTAGTACCTGAATTTTGCGCGGTGAAATACAATCCGTTAAAAACAGTTGGTTCAATTTCATCACCAGAAACCACGGCCATTGATGACAGCCACTCGCTTTTAATAATGGGTGTACTGAGAGTAATGGTATCGGTAGATCCACTGAAAAAATTAACATCATAAATATCATGACGGCCGTCAGGATATCGCAACCCGAAATAATGCTGGTAACCAGACTTAAACTCGACCTTATGATCAAGCACAAAAACAGTATTACTACCTGATTTTAAACGCCCTGAATCATCCCAGTTCGTCAGGTCGTGGGATAGCTGAACGACATCGCCACGCTGAACGACGGCGCCCTCCATATCGCTCTCGAAAACAATTTGCCGGCGACGATATTGAAAACTCGCTGCAAGTAAATTAGCTTCTCTACCGGCCTGAATTGCTGACGTACAGCCCTTTAATTTTACCGATAATTCTCGACCATCTCCCGAGCCATTTGAAACAGATACTTTTACCTCATCTTCCTGGTAGCCGGTATCAGGGTTAATAAAAGACAAAGCAACATTATCAGGCACCGGTCCGGTACTATAATTCACTTTAAACGTATTTCTACGAATATTGCTCATCCCGAAAATTGTTGTTACCGGCAAACTCGGGGCATCCCAAACCACGCCGAGAATCCCATTACACCAGGTAATTGAGCCCCGGCCGCAACGTGCGACAGTGTTTAACATATCCAGGCAATTTAATTTCTGGTCGAAAATTAACGAGCACGACAAATTTGCACTATCGCACCAACTGGCAAAGTTTTTTAACCCTTCAATATCAATTTTATTGTCAGGCAAACCCGCGCCCGCTGCCAGGTTGCCATTAATAAAAATTCCACGGGTCAGCGCTAACAATATAAAACCCGGATTAGTCGAGTCCTGTGTTATCCAGTCAGGGTCTGAAAAAACCGGGACTTGAGCCGATACCATGGCATTAAAAAAACCAATCTGACCGTTAAACTGACCGCCGGCTTTAACGCGCAAAGCAACTCTTTTTTGTCCGCTATAGTCTTTAATATCTGGCTGAAAAGTTTTTAATTGACTCCATAGCAAATTAGAAACTTTAGCTGAGTTAGTATCATCAGCACTAACTCGTTGAGCTCTAATTTCATACTGACCCTGAGTCACAACCTGACGCCTTGACCATCGCATAAGCTCCCGGCTGGAATGCTTTAAAATATATTGACCATCAACCGACTCACCAAAGGTGAGCCACGGAATCGAACCGACTTCGCGATACTGAATCTGAATGGTTGCCTGGTGTTCAATCAGTACCCCCTCATCACTTTGATAAAGGTAACCTGTTAAATCAAATACCAGGGCAGTCGCATCGAGTGAGCTGGTGCGTGTAATCCAACCCGCCGCATTATCTAGCGTACCGCCTGCCTGTGTATCTACATTAGCGGGGAATAGAGTCAGCTTCCCATCGGCGCCTGATTCCTCAATTTCGTAATCATCAAAATCAGTTAACAGCGTATCGCCTATTTTAAAATCAGACAAAATCAGGTCGCCGATTCCAAAATGGAAAACTGAATTAAGATACTGGTCGTCACCATAAAATTCTGTATAGGTCGCTGAGCCTAAATCGGGATAAACACGGTGAACACCCATAGTTAACAGCATGGGTGAAAAAGGTCGTGCACGGTTACCCGGTTTACCTACTGAATAATTCGGGTTTGTTTCTTCTTCTTCTGGTTCTGGAAACGGCACTAATTCATTAATAACAGCAATGCCCGCTACCGCTAAAAGTGCACCCTCGGCACCCATGCCATTGGTATAAATTAAAATCGCGATTGTTAGTACGGTTCGAACGACTTTTGCCTGATCGGATGACATATCACCACCTTGTAACCGAGGCCTAACAGTTATTAAATCGCCGTCATGTAAAAGCACCTTTTCCCACTGATCAGAAAACACCAGGTCGCCATTAACGAAAATCACCGGTTCATCAACATTGATAACTGATTGTCGAGAAATATAATCAGACAGCGTTTCACCCGGAACAATAACGGTTCGATGAAATTCGCGGCATTTTCCCGTTAGTGGGTGAGGCAGATATACCAGGTCGGCACATGGCTTATTTTGTACTGGTACTAAATCCACTGATAAAAACCCTCAACAGAAAACCCCTGGTTTGGTAACTCAGAAAGCCGATGTAATACCGTCTGTTTTACCGACCGCATAGCATGCAACACATAGTCGCTATTATTAATACTGCAGAAAATACCAACATGATTTAATCTCCCCCGTCCTACCATCAACACCGCACAGCCTTCCTCAGGTTTATCAATTTGAACGGCAATATCCGGCTGATATTTAACAATTTGATGACTCAAACCGTGCACGTTCTCGGCACGATCTGACGGCATCGGTATCACCTTGTTAAAAATTTCTCGCTGTACCTTGGCTGCCAACTCTGCGCAATCGGCATCACTATAAGGAAGGCCGACGTAATGCTCAGCCCAATGCATTAAAATAACCCCGGCGAATTTTCTGGTGTATGTTTTTTTAAAACAGCCGGTCTATTTAAAATATCGTCATAACTCAGTTGCCCTGTTATCACCATCGGGTCAGCGGTTACTCCGCTTAAATCCATGGTCGCCTCCCACTCAATAACATCAGGTTCTGATCTCAATACTTCCATAATCCGACAGGTTGCACCCTGACCACCGCCAGAGGCCTCGAGCCAGTCCATTAACTCACGACCAACGTTATCAATAGTAATCACAGCTCGAGGCAAACCGCCTTGTGGATCACTTGGCAAACGTATCTCAAATGCCATGGCAATAAATGTTTCGCCGTTGCTCACCAGCTCAACATTGTCACGCACTACACGCGCAGGCGCAGCTAAACCAGAGTGACTGATCTCTAACAAAATAACCGGGTAGTCACCTGAGCCGCTCCTGTTAACCTCGAGCAGTCTTTTCTGTGAGTAATTTCTGGCCATTAAATGTCTCTAACCTCTAACTGAAAATTAACGCGCCAATCAGGTTCCGAGCCATCACCTAAATTTACAGGCAGGGCAGAAAATAAACCGTTAATCATCATTACATTTTTAGTTACACCATCGACAGGATCAATCCAGTCAAACCAGCCAGATCCGAGACCGATATCATCTTTCCACCAGGTTCTAAACGCATCGTATTGCACAGCGGTAAATACATAAGTAAACGAACGTATAAAAACAGGCTGAGAATAAAGCCGGGCTTGTTTTGAAAAACCCGATTCCATTTCCGTCCGCAATACTCCCGGGTCGACCTGATTTTGCAGGTCGTCAAACTCTAACGCTTTATGGTTAGGAAAAGGCATTAGCGACCCGACCTATTTAAGTTAAATATTTTTTGAAAACTCCGGGAAACTGGACCGCCTGTTTGAACATCATCCAGAATCAATCCTACGACAAGATCCTTGCCCTGGTGGTTAACACTGACATCAGCCGCCTGTTTATTCCCGCCTTTGTTAGTTACTTCTACCTTTATATTTTGCGGCGTGTTTCGAAGGTTGTTTATATGACGAGGGTCGTTACTGGTAAGCACTTCCTCATCGTCCTCGAGAATTGCCGGAATCTCATTCGATCGAAGGCCGGGGATCCGGCCACCGTGAAAACGTGGCGCACCAATAAAACCCGATAGCGGCATCAATCGACTAGATCCGCCTTTACCTGCCATGCCGCCGCTATGATTTGTCGGCACATAACCCGAACCAAAACCGACATTACCGGTGCCACCGGCGCCGCCCGAGCCACCTATTCCTAATGAGCCCATTAATGGCTGTATCAGGCTTTGATAAAAAAGAATTCTTAAAATCTGGTTAATGATTGACTCGGCCAGCTCCCGCCAAAGATCCTCGCCTGTCTGTGTCATATCAGCCAGGGCGCCCGCGGTTTCTCGACCCCAGCCGTCGACCGCTTCGCTGAGATCATCCCAAACATCACTTGCCGCTAGATCCTCGAGGTCACTTTCAAGCGCACTAACCGCCCGGTTATAGGTATCCCAGTCAATCGCACCTCGTCTAAATAATTCGCCAAGCCGGTCCATTTCCTGCGATAGCTTCTCCGCTTCGGTACGGGTTTCCTCAAAAACTTTCTTGCCTTCTTCCTGGGTGCGTTGTGAATCTTGCATTGCTTGAATACGTCGGACCATGGCAGCGGCCAACGACAATTCATCAACACTAGCGCCCTGTAAATGCAGTTGATAAATAGCCATTTCTTCATTAGTCAGGCCAAATGTATCGAGCTGTGCCTGCAGAGCATCAATAATTTTATTGATTGCTGTAATTGCTTTGTCTGGTTTAATATCAATTTGCTTATCATCTTCACTGATATTTTTTAAAGCATCGATTAATATTTGTCGTTGTTTTTTAAGCTCATCAATCTGTTGCGAAAGATTATCAAGCCGTTCAAGTTCTTCTTTACTCTCAATAACATCCGGGGTCGTGTTATAAATTTCTTCCATTTTCGATTGAGCGGCTTCAATATTCTGCGCAATTAAATCAAAAGCATTTTTTATATCTAGTGATTTTAGCTCGCCCATTTTCTGCACTAAATCAGAAATATGAAAAATAGCGTCATCAATTTCTCGACTAAAGGAAGAAGCGTCTGCCTCACTAAAAAAGTCAGCAACTGCATTATTTAATGCCGCCTGATTATTAACCAAGTATCGGTAAAAGTCGGTGAGGTGGAGTTTCTCATCTACAGCGGATAGCATGCGGCTCCATGAATTAACAAAACGAGTCTCTGAGCGCTCAACACTGTCGGGAATAGACTTAAACTCATCATTGATATCGCCAGCCTGTTTTAGCAGCGAATCAAAAACATCCTTTGATAACACTTCGCCATCGATCACCGCCTGGCGTAACTGGCCGACAGTTTTACCCATGCCCTCGGCGATCCGGTTTGCCACCTCGGGAATATTCTCTAGCAGCGAATTAAATTCCTCGGCTCTGAAAACGCCCGATGATAAACCCTGAGAAAACTGCAATAAACCGGCCTGCAAATTAGCTTTGCTGGCACCGGAAACAATACCTAATTGTTGCACGGAATTAACCAGGCTTAATATTTCTTGGTTTGACGCATTGAGCTCAGGTGCGGCGCGAGCAATTGACTGAAACAAAGCAACGCTAGTTTCCAGTGCTGTACCGTTATCGCGTGAAATATCATTTAATTGTTTAGATATGGCCACATAATCGCCGGTGGCCTTGGTTGCTGTTTTAATTCTGGTTTGTAACACATTAAACGCATCGGCCTGACGAACAACAGACTGCGCCAGCTTTAACGCAATATAAACCTTAGCAACAGTGATAAGTGTTCGCATTGATCCGCTCATCTGATCAATACCTTTAGACGATCGCTTGCCCTGGTCGCCTGATTTTTTCATTTCCGTAGAGACTTTTTTTAAATCACCGACAGCCTCGGTAATATCCGCTTTTACTCGAATTAAAAAGTCTTTATCGCTTTGTTTCATTGTCTTAAGGACTTGCTCGCTGCGCAGGTTTTACCGGTCATCACGATACTAAAATCATCGAGTCGATCGGCTCGATCACGATTATTAGATTTAATCGCATAGTTAAAATACATTTTCAGCTCACGCTCGCTATATTGCTTAATATCCGTTAGCCGATGGCCGTGGCCGATCAGCGTCGAAACAATTTCGCCGATCGTTATTCCTGGTCGACACCCATTTCCTCGGCGATCCGGCTCATTTCCAGGCTGCGACGTTGCAGCCTGGAGAGAAAAAAACCGCTGTTTACCGTCCAGAAAGTCATAAGCAATAGCTGGCCTTCGTTATCTTTGAGCTGATCAAAAAACGCCAGGTCATCGATATCACTCGACTCGACAATCAACTGACGAAATAACGTGAAGTGATCGAAAAATACCTGCTCAAGAATGGATATACCGATATCTCCGTTACCGCTATCGCGTAACGCCTTCGATAAATCATCGATCAACGGCTGGGCCAGTTTTGCAACCTGCAGGCCTTTTAAAAAACTGAATTCGGTGATGGTGATATCACGACTACCGATTTTTAATTTCTTTTCCTTGAATATTGTGCTTAACTCATCCGCTGATTTGTTATCAGTTGAGCTCATGCGTCACCGGCTTAGACGTTTTAACAGCAATATTATTTTTTTCCATACGCTCAGCCTGGTCAGCTCGAACACTGATCACCGCGCCGGCCTCAAGCTCTTGTCGTTTGTGAGTGTGAACGGTTTTTAATTCCACATTCACGAGACTCGGTTTTGTTGTTGCTTGTTTATCTTCTGACATAAGTCACCTATTCAATGCGATAAAAAAACACCTGGTTAACGTTAATTAACCAGGTAACCGTTTTTAATCTTCGGTTTTCCAGGAATAAAACTGGTCGCCTACAGGTCGTAGCGAGTCCACCAGTAGCTCACCAGAAATCGGCATATTCGCCGTATCTTCGGTGATCATGCTCAGCGCTGACGGATCAAGTTTCACTTTGTAGAGCTCGCAGCGAGTTTGCTTATCGTTATCGGCATTATTCATACCGCCGAATACGATATAAACCTCATCATTATTAGGATCGATCTTAATGTGATGTTGAGCAGCGAAACTGTAATCGATTTCAATCGCAGAGGCATCGGTGATACCGCCGGTGCTTAATATCTCGATCATGCCCTGGTCAGCATGCACAATGTAATCGGTGTTTTCGACGTGTGTCGGGGTACCGCCGGATCCGGTCACCACCACCGCGCTCACTTTTGTATGATCTAAAGAAATCATCGCGTCATGATAAGCCGTGTGAGCTTCATCGGTCGCAGAGCCGGCAATTTTAGTCGTTACCGAACCATGCAAAGCGCGAGCAAGGTGCTGAGGTTTAATTGATCGCATAACGAGATTTAAGTTAAATCCCGAGCGCTTAATAAACGAGGAACCAACACCTCGAGATCCTGTCACGTTTTCCAGTGTGGTGCTCTTTTCAACGTTCGGCGTAATTTCAGCCGAATCCAAATCACCGATAAATTTCAGTCCAGCAGGTTTACCGTTTACATCACGAGGCGCAACATAAACAGGCCCCTGTCCTGAAAAATACTTAGAGTCATAATTTTCCATTTGTTAAATCCTCAGTTAATTGTCTGACCAGGGGAACCGGCCGTTAATCTCACAATAATCCACCCGTAGGGGAATTCCTGTTGCCAGGAATTTTGTATATCGTCCAGGTACAGCTCCATTCCTTTAACACCTGAACGAATAAAACTTTTTACATTTTCTGCCATGTCCAGCTCAGCCGCTTCCACCTCAGCCGGTTTTGCCTGGTCATCGACTTTTAAATGACCGATTAAAATAAATTCATGTAAGCCGTTTTTTGCAATCATGCCGGGGTTTTTCGAATATTGCCCCTCGCCATTACTCACCAGCATTAAAACCCCTTTCTTTAAATCAGCGGTTTCATGTTGCGAGTGGTGCTGCATTCGGCTGCGCTGTAAAACATAACCGCTTAAATCCTGGCTATCTTCCATCGCCAAAAAGATCGCATCCATTCGATCATCCATTCGACCAATCGCCGGGGTAATCATGATTCGAGCTCTCGAATACCACGTTTAATACCGCGGAAAATACGACGCTGACCGGCGGCTTTTTCTGTTTCAAATGCCGGCTTTAAATACGGTTGTGATGGCGTACCGCGCACCGCGATCGATCTGGCAATTACGAACGCCAGGTCACGCTCATCCATCCAGGGTTCGTCCGGGGTAATGTTTCGCACCCGAATCCAGTCCTCAATGCTTTCGACTGGTGGCATTTTTCCCGACGGTGTTTGAGAAGGACCATAGCGCCCGGTACCATCCTCAGCGGCCTGCGCGTAATTCACGCCCGGGGCCACCACGCCGCTCAATCCATCGAGTGACATTTGTTCATAAATCGACTGCGTTAACTGGCTTGTCGCTTTTGGTGCTTTACGTTTTGCCGTGCGCCCCATCTGCAATAAAGTGCGGTGAACAGGTGGTCCGACGTGTTTTCTAAAAACAGGCCCGGCCTTTGCCAGCGTAAACGGCAACGAACCAGGATCAACGATTAACGCGAGCGAGGTCATAACATGGCCTCATATTGCTTTAAAAAACTTTCGGCCAGTGCCGACGGTGTACCGTTTTTAGGCGTCGACGAATATTTGCTCGGACCTAGCTGAACCGGCAACGATGACGAGGACGCTGCGAGATCAGTCATCGCAAACGCCAGCGCTCGCAGTAATAACAAATCGCGATCACTATCGTCGACCGTGGTTAATGCCGCCTGAGAATTGATCTCATGTTTTGCCGAATAGTAATAAATATACTCAGCACCTAAATCGGCAATCTGTGCCGCTGTCGGTGCCGGGGTTAAACGCAACTTTTTACCCGCTGGTACAATAATTAATTTAAGCGTCGGTAATCGATCAGGATAATTACTGTTCCATGGCAGGCGAGTTTTAGTTTCTTGTTTACCCCAATCCGAATACATCGGTTTAACCAGGTCCGCTGGTATTTCGTAATCAAACTGACCAGCTATTAATGACAGCGTGTCGCTTTTTTGCAGAGGTTTGTCGCGGCTCAAAGCTCTCGCCGCCATATTCAATAAACGAATAAAGTCGTTAAGCCCGTCCTTTTTAAAATGTTCGACAGATTTACCCAGCATCGATTTTAAATCGTGTGATAAATCCGCTTTGCTCATCGACCCGGCCATTAGTGCGTCACCACAAAAACAATAACGCCAGTTATGACAGATAGGCCAGCAGAGAAAACAACATATAGAATTTTGCTACCAAGACTTAATTTTGTATCAGCGCTTGATTGTCCGGTACGCATTATTCGAATTTGTTTCTCATGGTCATTTAATCGACGTTCATGAGCAGATACATGCGATTCGAGTTTTTTAATATTGCCGTCAATCTTAACTAGCTCAATGAGTGAACTGGCAACTGATTTAACATCACCTTTTAACTCGATAACATCGTCTTTTATATCGTCAACTTTTTGATTAATGACCTCAACCGAGTTAGTCATAATTCACCAGAGTTAAATTCTTTCCGAAAAAACCGGCATCGAAATCGAGGCCGGTTTTTTTAACTTTGCAAACATCAATCTCGATTATTCTATTGAATCACGTTCTTTGATAACTGCATTGATGGCATCGACATAGGCCGGTTGATCAGCGTACTGATCGAGAAACGCCTTCAGTGTTTCATCAGGAAAATCAGACAGCGATTGAGCAAACGCTTTTAATGCTTGGTTACGATCATCGATTTCCTTTTCGATCGCAGCACTAGCGCCGGCGTCATTCATGTGCACGACAGCCAGCTCACCCAGCTCCTCGATCGACTTATCAAATAATGACACGGCAAACGAATCCAGGTCGGTTTTTTCGATGTCATCAGCAGCGCGTTTAATCAGTTCATCGTTAAACGACTTAACCAGGCTTTCACGATTCTTACCGCTCATTTCCATCGATTTAAGTTCGTTAAGGTCATCAGTACTAAAACCGCTGATCATTTTCTGAATGTCTTTAACATTCATTTTTATTACATCAACCAGGACGATCACGGCATTATCAGTAGCGCCGCCGTTATTCTTTTTTAACTTAAAATAGTCAGGGTGATCACGCTCGTCGATCATACGAGTCTCGCCAGGTGCAATTGTTTTCGGACCACAATGCGCCACGTTTTTAGATTTGTTGGTAAATGGAATTTTTTTCGACATTATTTTTCTCGCTTTATAGTTAGGTGTTTAAAATGCCCCCGGTTTCCCGGGGGCGGGACCACAATTAACTCAGTTAGCGATTAGTAAAGCTGTAAACGATCACCGAGGTCATGCGATCAGCCAGTGCGCTCGGCACTTTAATCGCACTAAACTCAGTACCGTAGGCCTGCAGCTGACCGGTCGGGTTACCGCTTCCATCAACAGCCTCGAAAGGCTCTTTCGTCATAAACGGTTTTGCAATCGTATAAGCACAGGTGCCAGCCTGGCCCATCAAGATACGCTCATCACCCAGGTCGACCGAGGGCGCGTTCGTACTAAATGACGAAACACCTTTGACCGTTTCAAGATCACCAGTGTTCGACGTGTCAGAGCCGTTACGTTTAGAATCAGCTTCAAAATTATTTGCATTTGTGCAGGTATCATTTAAGACCGGGCTCATCAGCAAATAATCAGGTGAAACAAAACGATCGCCTTGCATTAAGGCTTTACGCGCACCGATTGCACGCAATAAACCATTGAGGTGCACACCGAGTTCGGTTGAACCGATATCGAGGTCAAAGTGCGCCACGTTAGACGCGTAGTCGTAACTGATATCGGTTGCACCTACGCCGTCGGCTGGCGTCACCGGCGAGCCTGTTTGATCAACAAACTGCACATAACCGAGGTTGTAATTCGTCACGCGGTAATAAGTACCGGCTGATTGCGTGCCGGTGCCATCGTATTCCCCGATCGCTGCACCATCGATCTGAACCGTGATCGGGTTACTCACCGAGCCGATATTCGTGCCTTTAAGGTCTTTTTCCTGGTGAGGACGCACAATAGGGAAAGACGCCGTTTTATAAACGCTAACCGTAGTACCGTCTAGCTGTGGTTTCATGTCCTCAGCCGTTACAGTCAACGCACCAAACGAGTCCGCCATGCGCTGCATTTCATTACAAATTCGGCGCACAATCAGCTCACGAATAAAGCGAGCATTCGATTCAACGTTGCGAGAGTATGCATTCCAGTCGATACCTGAGGCCGCACTAAAATGCATGACTTCCTCGGAAATCAAAAACGCAATTTTCATCGGCTTGATATAAGCAAGATCCATTTCCTGCTTAATGCTACCGCGGTGAATGCCCTGGCCCTCAAACACGACGCCATCATTCTGGATCGACGAAATATCTCGCGTCTCATACGGGATCTGTGTGGTCGCTGTCGCACCGGGATCAGTTAACGTTTGCACCAGTTCCAGTACACGCAAATCAGACAGCGCCTCGCGAATTACCGTGCGCTGAAAACCGACAGGCAAACTCGAATCGCCGATCCCTGTGGTGCCACCGGCCAGCGCTTTAGACTCGGCCAGTAATTTTGGCATGTGAATCGCGTCGAAATTGGCCAGCACACTATCAACAAATGCTGAGCTTTTTTCAGACAGTTTTAATTTGCCGTTAGTGTGCTGACTGGTACCTCGTAAACCCGTCAGGATATGCTCTTGTAACGATTTAACGTTATTGGTTTCATCGACAGAAACCTGAACCGAGCCGCCTGGCGCATTAAAACCTAAACCAGAAAGCTGTTTAGTTGCCGAGAGGCGGTTGCCGATAACGATCTGATTCTCGGCCAGCTTGGTCACCTGCGCATCGCTCATATCAGCGGTGATCAGGTCTGCAGCCTGTTTAAGATCGCTAATTTCCTGCTCACTTAATGTTTTAAGAGATTCGGCATTATCAATCGCGTCATTGAAGATTTTTAATTTCGCATCACGACTGTCCGCCAGCTTTTTCGCCGCTTCTTTTTCAGCCGCTTCCCGTTCAGCCAGAATTTTATTCAAGCCATCCTCATCGATACCACCCGGCGCACTCACGGATAATTGAATCGTAGAATTTGCACCAGCCTCTGCCAGCTGTTTCACCAGGGCCTCACCCTGTTCGATATAACCCTCCATTAAAGAGCGGCGCATATCATCAGTTGCCAGGTCGGTCGCGACTTGTTTGAACGAGTCACAAAGCTGAATCACCAGTTTTTCGGCCAGTGTCAGCGATAATAGTTTTTTCTTTAATTCGGCGAGTAATTTGTCCATTGTTTTCATGTCCTCTGACAATAAACGAGCGACCTTACCGCTGATATAGACCGGCGGGTCGTCGTCGTGATATTCGGAAAGTTGAATCGGGTCCAGGTGTTTGATAACAGGTCGGGGCGTGAGACCGGCACCGAGTAAGGTCGGGCCATGTGACAGGCGTTTTTCATTATCGACAAAATTCTCATTGAATTCGGCCGACACATAAATAAAGCCTTTCTTTTTGATTGCATCCGTGCCGTACTCGGTCAACTCGACCTCAGCCCTCAGCTTGTGACCACGTTCGACAAACAGGCGCTTAATAAAACCGGCGGCACCGTTAGCGGGTTTGTGAGACACATCCAGCACGATCCGCTGGCCGTACACATTAGAATCAAAATTCGTCACCATGCTTAAAAGCATGTCTTTGGTGATCTCAAACTCACCATAACGCGGGTCGTAAAATTTACCGGTACGAGTCACGGTTAAAGTAACCGATTTATTTTCCGCCAGTGATCTCGCATCCACGCGATCACAAACCAGTCGTCGAATGTCCTGGTGCTCTCCAGCTTCCAGGGAAAAGACACGCGCTATTTTTTTCAAAACCTAAACTCCGTATCAGCCTAAGCTGACCTTTTTCAGTGTGTTCAGGTTATAAAAAAAATAGCGACAAAATGGGGGCCAAGCTCTTAAAGCTTAGTTATGCATAAACATATCGGGAAACGTCGACAGATTTCAGGGTTTTATCGGCACCGAAATCGCCGCTCAGTTTTAACAGGTATTCACCCTCGACAGAAAACTCGGTACCATCGGTTATATATTCAATATATTCGAAAGCGACCAGCGGGTGATCGGGATCCTCGACTGCAACGTTACCGACAGAAATTCCGCTATTAACAACAGTCACACCACCATCGGGATCGGTTATCTGTAAAGAAAAAGCCGTTGCGGCGCTCAGATCATAAGCGGCATTGACACGCAGAGTTTTGCCTTTTTCACCAGCAACAAGAGACGACAAAACGAATTATTCCTGTTCAGGTTTTGTTTTTGTAACTTCACTGACATTACCGCATTTAGGGCATTCAATTTCGTGCTGTTTGCCATCTTCTGGTAATTCATCAATGAGATTATTGAGCACATAACCGCAACCAGTGCGCCGGGTTTTGCCAACCAGGTCCGGGCTCGGGGCGGTTTCTTTATTATAAACGCCGTTATTTTTACCACGGCAACTATATTTTAAATTCATACGGTCGTTCCCTTAAGCTCGGTTGTGTAACTCGATTTAATCGACGCCGCGCCAGCACCGCGAGTTAATTCGATCCAGACACCGATCGCCTCGTTTACTGCGAGAGTGCCACCCGGTACATTGACCTCGACACTATCATCGACAAAGGTCACGCCGCCCGGTGCCGTTTTACGATCGGCCACCGATACAGTATCGTCTTTAGTTGCAGCCAGGCCGATCCGAATCGACGCAGACGGATCCGCGGTCAGCGTCACGATGGCATCATTTAACGTTAAAGACTCGGCTGACTCATTACGGAAAAACTCTTTTTCATATCGAATAGTTTGAGCAGCTTCACTAGCGGCGCCAATAAATAATGATGAGGCATTAGTCATGCCGATCGGGATAATCACGACATCATCATTCGGGCCGGTGTTTCGCTCGACCGTAACATTACCGGCGGCAACGGCTGATAAAACCGCTTTAATCACACGCTCAAAGGTCACCGCTCCCGCCGCCGCTGTAGTACCTGTCAGGGCAATTACATCGGTAACGATTTCGCCGGCGACGTTTCGACCGGTGATCGTGACGGTTTGCGTCGTGTCACCGACATTATCAGACACCACGCGAATCACATCATTCGCCGCGATTTGCGTCATATCCAGGACGCAGTTAGCATCACGCGCCCCGCCAGCGGCCGAAACATCATCCTCAGGCCGGCTCGCTGATCCGTATTTTTTAAGCTCACTCTGTAAAATACTCATGTTTTTCCCGTGTGCTGTTTTCCAATATGTTCAGGTTATAAAAAAAACTGCGACAAAATGGGGGCTAATGATAAATAATTACCGAGTCCGTCAGTTTTGCATCGACCTGGACAATATCATTCAGGTGCATTTCAAAGTATTCATAATTCGGCAACGAGCTCACACCAAAATATTCGAACGACACCGAGCTCACCGACTCGATCAGTTTTAGCGCCTCATAATTAACCTGGTAGTTATTATCTGTCGACTGCAATATTTCCAGCGCTGCAGGACCAGAAACCACCAATAAACTCGAGGTCTCAAGCAAACCGTCAGCCGTTTTTGATAATCCCTGCAGTACCGACACCGGCGCCGATCGATCAACATCAACCCCCTGTAAGATCTCTAAAATTGAGCTCACAGAATTTGACACTGCGACCAGGCTCGACTCGACTGAGTAAATAGCAGTGTTATTAGCGGCAACAGCTTGCAACGACTCAAACTCAGCACTCTGCACCTGGTTAACCGGTGACAGCTGTTCAATGACCGCGCTGAATGACGAATTAATATTCTTATCAATATTGATCGAACTAGATCGGCCTGCCATTACCTCGGATAATAATTCAAACTGAACAGAATCAGTTTTATTTATTATCGATGAAACTGAAACCTGACTAGAAAAAAAGTTACTTACAGACTGATCAACATCAAACGTGCTGACAATTGAACGGCCAACAGGAATTCCAGTAGCCCCGATTTCATCGGCACCAATATCGCAAGTAAGCCCCGATCTTGCATCGCCATCTGGGTCCGCCGCTAAAACATAACTTCCAAACGTGGAATTAGTCGGTCCTGCGCCAGCATCGACCAGCTCGCTCTCACCCGTTGAATCAATATGCCAGTCTGTTGCACTAACGAAAGTAACTGTGGCGGCTTGCACACCATTAGTCTCATTACTGTTAAGCGTGTTATCAGAATCAGCATTAAAGTCGTGAATGATTCGGCCTGTATGCCATGATGGGTGACCGAAATCAGTTGTATTATTCACCGCTAGATTATTGGCAAAATAAGCCGTCGCTGCACCACCGATATAAGCATACCCATACACCCCGACAACGTTGCCGGTGATAGTATTATTCGTGACATACAAATTTGGATCATTTATTAACAATCCGTAATTTCCAGAATTGGCAAGTACATTATTTTGTATATAGATATTAGATGTTGCAGGCTGGCCATTTCCAATACTAATAGCATTTCCAACCATCCCCTCGATAATACAATTCGTTATGTGAGAGGTTAATGATGTTGAGCCTTCATAGTTAATACCTATGCAGTCATTTAGATTACCGTTCTGAATCTGAACTTTATCGACGTTAACATCACAATCAATTTCAATTGAACCATCATAATCGTCATTAGCATCTATTGAATAATAATTAACAGTATCAAGTCGAAGGGGATCTATCTCGCCAATAATTTGAATAATATTGTCGTTAGCTGCGTCGGTTGTCCATTCTGTCGATGCATAAGTGGCTCGACTGGTGTCGACCGTACCCGTCCCGGCATTAGCACAATTAAGAATATATTTTTCATCTGTACCCGTGCCTAACGTTATATCTTTAGCCTCATTAGTTATGAATGAAGCTTGAGAAACATACGCCGCATTGACACCACTGAGCTCACCGGTTGTACCATTACCACCCGATGAATCTGGATTAACGTTTCTAATGACCGGTGTTGCCATTAAAAGTCCTCTAGAGTTGCGATACGATCCTGCATTTTATGGCGCATTGATTCTAAAAATAAATCCCAGCCTAAATTAATATAACGATCATTAATTAATGTATTCCTACGTGGTACCGGTAAATTAGAGAATCGAATACCGAAACGGCGATCCTTAACCCTGATTGGTGGATTAGAAACAATCGTCACCTCAGCCCTTAAACACAAATTACGAAAACGACGAACCTGGATTGAGTCTGGAATACCTCTAACAATGATCCAGCCAGTTCTCGGCATTGGTACGGGTAAATTCTTAGGAATAAAAGAGCCGTCTGGTTGTCTGGTCGCAATTTGCCTAGCAGGTAAAACGGTGACAATATCACCGCGCTCGATACCGATACCGTTATCATCTAAATAACCATCGATTACCGTTTCTAAAGCTCTTGCATAAGGCATTAACCGTACCCCTTTGGAAAGAAACAACCAACGACAGGCTCGCCCTCGATTGATATAACGGTGTGCTTCTTACCGGCCGGGATAATACAACTTCCCAGGTTGCCCAGTAGTTTTGGTTCTTCTCCTTCAATTTCAACCATCGCCACACCGCCGCCACAAATTGCAATATGATCAAACTCATGCTCATGACCGTGAAAAATAATACCCGCAGTATTGGCAGAGTGAGACACCATCACCATTTCATCATCAAAATAACTAGCGCAAACGTCGGCCTTAACTATTGGTATTGGCAACGATTCATCATCAGAGCCGTGATAAAATAGCCTAATATCCTTTTTTAAAATATCGCTAAGTGATTTCATTATTTCTAAACCTTTAAGGTCTCAAGATACTGTTTTGCAACAGTAAGCTCGCCTTTTACTGTTTGGTTTTCCTGATCCATTTTTTCGAGTTCATCAATCCATTGCTCACACGTTTTTTTATCGTATTGATAGCCGGCTGGCGGATCGATAATTATCGGTACATTATTCATCGTAATAATTCCTGCTCTACGTGGTTTGTAAGGTCAGTTAAAAAATCAGTAACGTCATCATTAAATACACCCATTGAATCGATTAGCTCATCACTTAAATGAGTGGTGCTATATTCAATAAAATTCAATCGATCAAATGCAAGATTTGTAAGGTGCTGGTGTACCAGGCCCGCTTGATCGGGTGTCAGGGTGTTCGATCTAACTAATGGCCACATTCTGTCCTGAATAAAATCGCTAACGTGATCATGAGCAACGGTAAACATGTCCGGTGTAATGCCACTGTTAATACTTGCTCGATATACAGTGCCATTATGACCGACGGCGGTGATATATTTCACGCCAGGCAAACTCGAAGTAAACCGCAAATCAGGCAGTGATAACGATGACGACGAGGGATGATTGTGCACAATTTCAAATCGTCGCGACGGGTCACTTAATAAACTTAATTGATCCGGTTTTAAACTGACCGATCGAGCAGTTAATGAGGTGTGAGTAAAATGCTGAATGCCGGTATTCATATCATACGCGGCCAGGTACTCGATATCGTTTCCTTTGCGGGTGCCGCGCATTAATACATGGCGATAAGCCGCGTCTCGAACCTCGCTAACATCAAAGCCCGACTCGCTGACTTTAGTCGGTTTAATAACCAGTGTGCTCGGATCAATGCCCTGGTTGATTAAACGATTTTGCAAAACGTTCCACGGCGTCGCGATCTGGTTTTCGTTGAGTATGCCGGCATGTAGCATGCCTTGCTTTCCTCGGCTATTTAAAACCCCGTGCTGGATTAAACTGATTTGATTATTTAGCCAGTCGATTCGCGTTTGTTTGCCGGCGCGATCGTCGTCGGTGATCTCATCTTTAAAAACAATCTCGACATAACTTAGCGTGTTCGGGTGCGCTGGCCACGGGCAGTCTTTTCGGCTCGGGTAAACACCCTCACCCAATCCGTAGCGGTTCACCCGCGCATGCATATCACAAATATCAACCTCGGGATGACGCGGGCTTAATAAAAATTTCCAGCCAGCAAAATCCTCATGCTCACCACCGGCGAGCATATAAGCCTCGCCATGGGCTCGATTTAATTCGGTCCTGAACAAACGCAGCGCATTAGATCGCGGCGATCCCTCGCCAGTCATCAGTGCCGCATAACTGGCGCGGCTTACGCTGCCCGCATTTGCAAGATTAAGTTTATTGCGTAAATCACCAGGCACCGCGATGCCCTGGTTTAATAAATTATTTACCGCTTCGCTGGCACTATGGCCCTGAATAATGGCTGACTCGATAGCATTACCGACAATTTGCTGCGCATGGTTTTGCACCCGCCAGAAACGATCCGACAACTGCAGACCATCGGCGGCGACAAAATTTTGCACAAACTCAACCGCCTGGGTGCCGGCGCGTGTCAGGCTCGCGCTATTGAGCACCGAATCAAACGTATTCACGCCGAGCTCAGCCGCACGGTTTAAGCCGCCGTTTAATAATTGCTGGCTCGACTGGTCCAGCTGACCGAGCACCTGGTTAACCTGGTTTTGTAAATCATTCAGCACGGTTAATCGCAGCACACCATCACCATCAGCCGCGGCGGCGATCGCCGCCTGGATATCGCCGGCCGCTTGCTGATAAATATTCTGTAAATGCGTCAACGTCGACCGATCAAACCGATTCATATTCGACCGCGCCGAGGCACTGGCCCGATGAATCGCGGCGAGTGTCGCGGTGCGAGGGTTATGGGCGAGAGCGACAGGCATCAGTTAGCCGTCACTCTGATCTTTAGGGCGGAAAAAACCGCGAGTAGTCCCGCGATGCTCGCTTTCACCTTTTATATTCCAGAATCTGAAAGGTAACTGATCAGTATGAGTAACAGACTTGTCAGCAATCCCTTTCAAGACAGCTGAGCAATCCCAATAATGACCAGGACCACAATCTTTAGGATAAGCCAAACCATGTCCGCATTCGCATAAGGTAACGGCCGAATAAAACAATTCGTCATCAGTGAAAATCGGGTTGTCTTTTAGTCGCTGCTTAAAGGCTTCTGACTTTTCTCTGTGATACTGGTTAATAACTTCTTGCGATGTTTTCTTTTGTTCTAAAGCGTCTTGATATTCGTTTTCAGTAATCATGATAACCTCTGAATTAATTTGATCGGGTTGTAATATCCGTTGAGCTCTCACCCTTTCGACCGTTACCCGGTGTCACTGACACTTTCGGTGTATTGGCACTTTCCTCGGGAAACTCCATTGATAAATCAGACGGGTAAGGCTCGTTAGATTTCATCTGTGCAGCTCGGCTTTTTAATACCGCCTCGGGATCCAGCCCGGCCGTTGTCCAGGCCTGACGATCTCCCACGCCCAACGCTTTATGTTTCAGTGCCAGGTCGGCCCGCTGATTCGGTGTATCGATCCGGCGCTCTGCAAATTTAACGCGAAAATCAAAGCCGTCCGGGTTAATGCCAGCCAGCAATAAATCCAGTTTAAAGCCGGTCTCATAAACCTGCGCCTGGATATCCTGCAGCGCATCGATCTCGTCATAATAATCGCGCTTAAGATCTTCCAGAATATCGCGACTTAAATTATCGGTGTAACCGAATAGCCCTTTCGGTGCTGGGCCACCGGCAAAAAAGCCGTCGAGTATATGCAGAATATCCGCAATATCGTCCAGGTTTGCATCGCCTTGAATTGGTGTCACCGTGTTTTTTTGGTTCGAATAAAAATCGGTGACATTACCGTTCATTTGATCGCGCTCGACATCACTTTTATATTTTTCCAGGTCCTCATCTCTCGCGCCTTCCAGTGAATGCGACAATCGCAACGGCGCCCGAGCATGACGACGCAAAACCAGCGCATTCTCACTCATGACCAGCTGATTAAATTTCTCACGCACCGCGTCAAGATATGGCCGGCCCATCGATCCCCGGTCGTCATAATTATCCGGCGTGAGTCGGCCGATCGTCATTTCAAACAGTGAAAATGTCGCGATCACTTTGCCGGTTAATAAATCAAACTGCTCGAAAGCTTTTGTCGGGTCTTTAAATTGACCATTGTCTGAAACAACAGGATTTAAAGTCTCAGTCGGCATGCGGATCGCGGCGACCACACTGCGAGACACTTTATCGAGCACCCACTGCAAAGATAAATTACCTTCCATTACTAGGCCCCGGGCATCCGACTCGAGTTTTTCCTGTTTATTGAGGCCGAGCCTGGTGATATAGCGTTTCCACAATCGGCTCAGGCGTTTATTGTCGCTATTGTTTTCTAGCTTAAGCCCGCCCTTAACCACGGTCCGGCTCATTTTTCGGTGCAGGGTTTTCACTCGACCGTCGATCCGATCCATTTTCCGAATATCGAGGATAGAGGCTCGCAGCGAAGGATCGACCCAGTTAAAACGGTTTTGATAAACAGCCATATTTTCAGGTGTTGCTCGCAGGCCTTTTTCATTACCCGCCTGCACATAGCCGGCTTCGCGACGCGCCTGTTCAATAGCGGTATCAGGTAACGTCGAACGTAAGCCTAGTGACTTATAACGATCCTGAATCGTCTCTAAATTAGCCATTTTTAAATCCTCGATCCTTTTATAAATCCTTGATAGGGAACCGGTGTCGGTAGAGGTCGCTGCATAAGTTCAGCGTGAGAGTGTGCGCTAGTGACAACAACACCAGGCACGATATCAGCGCCGCGAGTTACAAACCCCCACTGTGAAGCCATATCAGCATCAAACAGATCGTCGCCGATTTTTTTATTTGCCATTTTATAAATTGCGTAATTAGCCAGTGAGGCCTCGGGCTTAATATTTAAAGTTTGTTTGACCAGTAATCGCATATCACTCACTGCAGGATCATCGCCTTCGATATCATCCAGGTAAGGCACCACGGCTTTTTTATCGTGATAACTACTGCGCACGGCCTGCGCCATTGAATGCTTAACCATGCCCTCAAATCGCAACGGTGCAAACGCCCATTGCCCCCAGTTCGTCGCGGTGCTCTGCCCGTCGCCGATCGTGTGACGGTTAATAGTGGTCAGCCCTTCATTAAAAAGATCATCATTTAACGTCGTTAACAGTCCGATTCCATAAGCGTCACCATGAGCAACGTCAGGCCTGAAAAATCGCCAGAAAGCGATCAGATCATTTTTAATAATTTTTTCATCAGTACCAGGAGGCCAGGTTTTTGCAAAAATACGACAGGAAAAACCAGAAATTTCCTCACTCGCGACAAATGCAGAGCGTGATGATTCTATGTTTTCACCGTGACCGGAATGGTCATAACCGAAAGAGATTAAGCCGCGCTTTTTATATTGCTGACCAGGTATAGGCTCAACGATTTCAATGCCGGCCTTTATCGCCATTTGCATCGCTTTGCGCATGTAAATTTCCCAGACCAGGTTTTTCGAGCTGGTATTAATACAGAGCAACTGCCTGGCGACCTCATCCTCACTTAAACCGGCGGCGATATCGGTGATCGTGTTTTTATTTAACAGCTCCAGCGCAATCGCATTCACCGAGTTTAAGATCGGCACCGGGTATTTATAATTCGCCAGGTCAACAGAATCGCGGTTTAAATAACCCTGGTCGATCATCATTTTAATTTCGTCGATCGCCCGCTGGCCACGGAAACAGGCTAACGCGTGATAAGTCCCGGTCTCCATTAAATCGGTCAGGGTATCGGCGCCTTTAAAAACACCGGTGATTCTAATCTGCGCCGAGTTTTTACTTTCTTTCGCCGCGCCGAGGCGACGGGTTGAGCCGAGCATTAAAAGAAATCGAGAATACAGCCGCTCTTTTGGCATGTCGTCAACTTCCTCGAGCGAGGCCACGGTTAAATCACCGCCGTCGACCTGCGCCATAATGCCGTAGGCCTGCGCCTTGCTGCGATTGCAAAACTCGTAGCGGGTGTCGCTCAGCTGCGTGCGTCCTGACTTATGCGCCAGGTAAGCGGTCAATATTTCAGAGCGGCGAATCGCGTCCAGGTGATAGTTTAAATTGACAATCGACTGCGCCTCACGCGGCGCCACTATGCCGAGTTCCTGGTCGGGATTGGTGGCGTTATGCTTTAAAAGATAAAGCTCTTTTTTAGCGGTCTTGCCTGAGCGCCTGGTGGAAAAATCAATCGTGTTCGGGTGCTGATCCATTTCCTCGGCCTTAAGCACCTGCACCGCATCCAGCTCAACGTTATGAATATGTTTGTGCCAGAGCGCATGATCATCCTTAAAACGCATCACCTCACGCTCGGCGACATTCTGCATTTCGATGCGCTTGGTTTTAGAAATACGTTCAGCCAATTTTCTCAACCTCGCCGGGGATCTCTTTCACCGGTTTCGGTGCAATCAACTGCATAAGCTGATCGGTTTTCTCTCGCTGCAACTGTATAAACTCGTTTTGAGTTTCAACCTTATCCGCTTCGACATCGATATAGCCTTTGAGCATTTCAGCCTCGTCGCGACTTTTAGCAGTCAGCCCCATATCCTCGAGCGACATATTGTTTTTCGTCACGAATTCCAGGAATCGTTTTAATAATGGGTGCTCTTTAATTTCAAAAACCTGCTCTCTATTACCGGTTTCTGGATTTTCAAATCGAACAAAATTCACCCCGCCATCCTTATCACCATGCCAGACAGGCAGCATTTGACGTGGACCACCGTCCTCGACAATTGATAAGAGCATTTGATTGATCATTGCCATAATGCCGGCCTGAGAGTCCGCCATATAACCCCGAATCAGTTCAGGGTCATTCTGCTCAGCCGCCGCATGAAAACGCAGGAAAATTTCTGTCTGCTTAACGCATGCCTTATATTGAATGCAGTCCTTATGTTTGGCATGTTCGCAAGTCTCGCAGGCCGGATATTTACCAGGCTTTGCCGGAAAATAAGACGCGACCCGTGCATTAAGCCCGTGCTTTATCGCATTAAATCGAGTTCGCTTGGTTTCCTCAGGGGTCGGATGACCGTCGAGATTTTTCGCCGAATTAGCCAGCCCCTCGGCTGTTTTCGGCCCGGTGGCCTTAGCATTGGCTTTTAAAAGGTTTCTTTCCCAGTAAACCTGCTCGGCCTCAGCGCCACAAGCATCGCAATTGGCATAATATAACCAGGGGTGATACTCATGATCCGACGCCTCGACCACGCGATCAGGCTCGCACTCTTGCGAATTCCCGCACGAATGACACTTAAAATTAACCGTCAATAACGGATCTTTGCGAATTACTCCCATATTTGCAGCATATAAAAAAAACTGCGACAGAATGGGGGCTATGCTTTTTTAAGGATATTCCCCTCAATGACAACGGTTCTTAGTAAGTCCGTGTCGGGGAGCCAAATTTCTTGGCTATGAACCACTTTAGACATAGCTGTAAAAAGGTTCTGAGGCTTGTATTCAATCCTCGCCAAGCCCTCAGGATCAACCGACACACTCTCAACAAAACCAAGTATTAACTCCCTCAGGGGGCCTGTTTCTCTATTTGTTTTGTCAAATAACGAATTTTTCATTAATTCTCTGATTTCGTCATATTCGATAACACTAGGATCAAATGACCGCTTAGCCATTGATTCAACGGTGTTAATTTCATGTATGAGCTGATTTTTTCGGTTTTGCAGTTCTCTGATCCTCGGACCGATATCGCTTAACTCGAGATATTCTTTATCTGTTGTCTCTAATAAGTCATATAAACGAGATAACCTTTTCTCAGTAGTTTTAACCTCGGCTTTAAGTGCTTTGCTCTCGTTATTTCTGGAATCCTGCCAATCATCCAAACTAGACTTGAGATCAGAAATAACTGTTTCGATATTATGATCATTCAAGACGTGCTCAGCCAATATCTCTAACAATAATGAATCTGTGAAATCTGCATTAAATCTTTTTACCTTATGAATCTGATCAGGGTTTGATTGAGCGCATTTATAATAAGTATATTGTTTTGAGCGGCCGGTTGCTTTTTCGACATACAAAGGAGAATTACATTTATCGCAATAAATAAGGCCTGCAAAAATCAGCTTTGTATTTGACGGCATTTTTTTCGATATCTTGTTTGAGAGATTATCTCGATCGAGTTTTTCCTGAACGTCATTCCATAATGTTTCAGAAATAACTGACTCGTGAGATTGAACGATTATCCACTGATCACGAGGTAATATTTTTTTTGATCCCCGCTGAGTTTTTCCGAATACCCGCTGACCGATATAGATTTCGTTTTTTAATATCGAGTGAACTGTGCTTTTAGTCCACCGACGCCCCCGATGTTTTAATCCCTGTTGATTTAAACTGTCACTGATCGCTCGGGCGCCTAATCCTTGCTTTGATTTGTATAAGAAGATTTTTTCAATTATCCAGGACTCGTCCTTATTGATTATCAGTTTTTTCTTTTTGAGATTATCGTCAGCAGGTACTAGCTCAAATCCGAGCGGCACTCGACCACCGTTCCAATAACCTTGCTGAGCATTACGGACCATAGATCGGCGAGTATCGCGAGAGGTCTGGATTGATTTATGTTCATCCATAAGCTCGAGGAAACCATCCATTAATCGACCGGCATCGGTTTCCCGGTCGACTGTAAATGTTAAATAGTGGATTTGCGTGCCGTTATCATCAAGACGCTTTTTATATAAAAGTGCGTCGAGCCGGTTTCTGGCAAACCGGCTCGACGACCAGATAATGAAGTGCTTGACGTTGAATATTTCACAATATTCCATAGCCGCCTCGAATCCGATACGACCTGACAGGCTGGATCCTGACACCCCTTCATCCTTGAATACCTTGACCACTTCCCAGCCCTCAGAGGTCGCTTTATCATGTCCCTTTTCAATCTGAGCAGGGATAGATATATCTTTTTCCACCTGTTTCCGATCGGAAACTCGGGCATAAATAACAGCACTCTCAGTATTCATTTATCAATTTTACTCGCTTGAATGGTTCGCTCTATGTGTCTTATTGATACACGTTCACACATATTTTTTATTAACAGCGAGTGAATAACGTGAGGCTTTTTACCTCGGTTAGCGAGATCGATAATAAATTGATCTCTCATGAGTCGTTGAAATCTTCTATATTGCGGGACATACACTTTCCGGCGGCGACGCTCTTTCGGTGTTGAGTGTATGTTTTCGCTGTCGAGAATAATCCATACCGTCATGAAATTATCGAAACCAATGAGGTCAGCGATCTGCAGCCAGTGATCGGCGAGCTCGGCTTTCGCTAATAGATCGAGCCTCGGATCGTGTGGCGGCGCGATTTTTTTTAAATACGGATCATTCAAAACAGTGTAGTTATCTAGGTAACCTCCTCCCTCTGTGGGGGGGTGCCGATTCTCATGCCGACCCCCCACCCCCTGACCAGGATCGATATCTTCTGTTATTCCGTCGATAGAGCTGCGTGTTTCTGTCTTAGTGCTCATGCTAACCCCTTGATTTGCTTATACCCAGATTCTGTTGAGCTGCGTGTTTTGTTCATAAGACGCAACTCATAACAAACTGATTTAGGCTGTTCTAAAGGCGAGTTCCCAGCACCCCCGCGCCCATACCGCAGAGGCCGACAGGCCAACACCAGATAATTATAAGTGATACCCGCTACATAAGTTCTGAGCGCCAGCCGTGGGCCTAAAAGGCGTGTCTCTGTCATTTTTTTAATAATTCCACAATCGAGCTGACAGGTGTTCGGATCTTACTCAGGGGATTTGAGCGATCAACGATCTCGGATTTCTTACGCGCTGCCAGGTGAATATATATCTTAGAAGTTTTCGGATCTGCGTGGCCGAGCAGGTCCTGGATCTTATCCAGTCCCTCATCACCCTCAGCGAGCTCAGTCCCGAACCGATGACGCAATGCATGCGGACCTAACTGATCGGCCGGGATACCTGCCCGGGTGCCATACTTCTCAATCATGTCATTAATAGATCGACGAGATATCCGACGTTTCTCGCCTCGATACTCATGCGCTGCGACCTTCATATTCGCCACCGATACAAACAACACCTGATCACCGTCAGGCAACAGGCGATCGATGTCATTCAGATCCGGGTGAGCCAGGTATGCATCAATCAATAATTTAACTTCCATCGGTGCCGGCTGTAATCTCTCTTTATCTCCTTTCTCTCTCACTCGGATATATAAACGAATAATGCCGTCAATCTCATCATAAATTAAATCGCTCTGATTTAAGTTCACCAGGCCAGACACCCGCAAACCACAACCAGCCAGCACACTCATAATCGCGGTATCGCGCACACCGAGAAACGTCGAGAGATCCGGCTGCATTAATAAAAGCTCAGTCGATCTTAACGAGGTGACTTTCGGGATAACGGTGCCAGTCTTAGGATATTCCAGGCTCGAGGCCGGGTTTGCATTGATTAACTTATTCTCATGCAAGAAAGCATAAAACCCTCTGAGGGCAGCGATCATCGGTCGACGTGCTTTCGGTTTCAAACCTTCCTTATGTGCAATCAAACCGCTGAAAAGTTCAACATGATCACGCTCAGCCGACAACAAATCCAACTTAAATTCATCGTTTAACCAGGTTGAAAACTTTTCCAGATATCCGCGGTATTTATCGACCGTCGAGCCTGCCCTTCCCTGGTTCATTTCCTTAAACAATAACCACTTTTGAATCAGCTCGTCATTCATAAATTACACCATTAATCAACGTGAACAGCGTCGATCTATTCACATACAAAAGGGAACCAGGGGCAAAACAAGCCGCGCACCCGCGCACCTGGTTATCCGCATATTTAAACCATTGAATTAAAAGAAATTTCTCTTTCAAATAACTGCGCGAAAAAACCCGCGCAGGCAACAAAAACCCGCGCATTAAGAATATTAGAAAATACTTAACCCGCGCATTAAGCAAATGCTTATATTCCCTCCCCCCTTTATATATATCTTCTTTTTTTTCAAAGAGATAAATAAATAAATAAATAGAAGGGTAAAAAACCAGCAAGGCGCAGAAAATAACAAAAGCCGCGCAGATTAAAGCCAAACCCGCGCAGAATGAGACCAATACCGCGCAGGCAGATTTCAATAAATTCAAAGACTTAGATAAAAATAGAGACAAGTGCGCGGACTCTGTGCTCTGTACCTGCCAGCTGAATAAAAAAACAGGCTCGATATCTACATTTTTTAAGATTTTTTTAATTGCGCTAGCAATTTTATTAACCGGCTTAGTATTCGCTAGGGGGTGCGGGGGGAGTCTTAGCATAGAGCTTAAGCCTGTGCCGCCATTTCACTCTCAGAGGCTTCATCCATAACCTCAGGTGTTGAGACGTGCAGGCCATATTCGCCCAACCTCGGCAAACTCAATGCGACCAGGTGGTGCTCACGCTTCTTATGTATGGTCGCATCGACGCGATCTTTTAAAATAACCTCGGCTCGATCGAGCTGCTGTTTCAGAATGCGGTCTGTTTTAATGGGCAGGCTATTCCACATATCACGCAGCCGCGTCTCTGAGCGAATGTGTTGCATAATGTGATTTGGCCGGATCAAGATACACTCGATCGGCTCACCCTCCGGCGAATACGATTTAAACGTAAACGGGTGATGAAACTTACCCGAGGAAATTTCCGCGAAAATGGTATCGAGGATCCACACCCACGGCTCACGATCGGCCGAAGTTTCTGATATATGCGAATTCATTTCCGTTAACAGATCGTGCACAAAGTTACCGGTTTGATAATTAATGTCTGCAAACTCACAGAGTAAACGCCAGGCCATCAACATCGACGCATAGTTATTCAGCATCCTCGCGGCGCCATCATCATCACCTGAGGCTCGACAATGCTTATCACAGTAATCCTTAGCCCGTGCATGCATGTCTTTGATATCTGCCCGGGTTTTAGCGGCCAAAAAATTAAGCCACTGCAGCACCGGGAACCGTGGCAAATCGTCGGGTAAAATATCGCCCTTTTTGCCACTCAAATCGGTGCGCACTACTTTACCGAGCAAACTTTGCACCGGCACATCCTCACCCGCTAACAACACCGCGGCCGACTGTAAATATTCCGTCATATCCGAGCCGCGTTTCGTCATCGTGCTCTGATAACATTCCTGCAGCATCGACACCGCTTTGTCGATCACGTCCTGGCGACGTGCTGAAATTTCCTCCCAGCCAACCGGGTGAGAGGTGTGAGAGATACTGGTTAATAAACGAAATTCAGTCTGCAGGCTTTGCCCTGAAAACATAGTAAAGCCGATTGAGCTTTCCATTTTCTGCACTAGCGTCGACTTACCGGCGCCTTTGTTTGCCTGTAATACCATGTGAGGCCAGAAACCGAGAAAGGCTTTTAAATGTGCTCCCAGTGACCACACCAGCAACAAACTCGCGGCATTCTGTTTAAATGTTGCCTGATATGCATCGATCACGCGTTTCGCGTCATACTGAGAGCCCGAGGGAAAGGTTAGATTATAGTAAGGACATTGTTTTTCCGGTTCAGAAAAATAACAATCTGGCCCCTCGTTTACTTTCGGTTTGCCATCCTGCCAGGCAAGGCCGACAAAGTTGATCGCGTTACGCGCACCTAAATCCGCGGCCCGCTCTAAAATATTTATTAACCGAGAAAACCCGGCGGCTGAATAAATAGGCCCAAACTTTCGCCACTGATCCGGATTGTGCAGGCGCTCATCATCAAACACCTTTCTCAGCAACTTATTACCATGGCGCGGGATCTGCACGGTCACCGAAAACTGAACGCGTGGCATTAAATCAGGTTCACCACTCATTACACTTTTTGAGCTCGCGATCGACACCCGAGAAATCGACGCCACACGAAAACCACAAAGGTCCGTATGCACCTCATATTCCTCGCCGGTCTCTTTATCTTTTTTCGTGCTGATTAAGCTGGTGAAATCTTCCTGACAACGAAAGCGCCAGTATTTTGCATAGTCATGCGAGGGTAAATATAAACGAGCACGGCCGTTATACTCATCATTAGGATCATACTTACCCGGCATACCAGGTATCGCCCACTGCTCAAGCTGAGCGAGGTGAGTTTGTAATGGCCGGGGGCCGACATCTTTTAAAATGTCATTCACATCATTATATTTAAACTCTTTCCACGGCTCATGATCGACAATATGCGTCGCAATATTCAACGCGGTTAACTTGTCATACAAAGCCCAGGCGGCCTCGGTGCCGGCTCGCTTGCCAAACTCATCCGGTAAGTCGTTATCCATTCCCAGGATAACCCGCTTCCCGATTAAAAAACGAAAGTCCATAGAGCGAATATTCGTCGCTCCGCGAATCGCCACCGCGGTCGATTTAGGAATATTGCAATCCTCAATCGATAACGCATTAATCGGCGACTCGACCAGGTACACCGTCTCGGCCGCTTTGAGTTTCTGTAAATCCAAATACCAGGGGTAATCCGTTTTTTCACCCTGACACTGGGTTTTAACACCGCCATTTAATTCGGGATCAAAGTAACGCATATCAACCGCCATCACCCGGCCCGGGTTCATCGATCGTGTAATGAATGCCACACCCGGCCCACCGTGACCATATTTGCCCGCGGGAATCGGCAGCTTAGATTTTTTGTCAGTGCCAATATGATCATTAAAGCCGACGGCTTTTTTCTTAATTGCCAGCTCTACGATCTCTTTCGATAAGCCTCGGCCGGTTAAATACTCAATCGCCGGCGCCGTGTTCTGAAAACATTTATCAGCAATAAACTGAGCAAGTGATTTTTGTTGCGGCTCATTCCGTTGCGGTCGATCCATCGGGATCCCGTAAATTTCATGTAGCCAGCGAATAGCCTCGGCCGCTTCCACCTGGTTAACATACATCACCAGGTCAATGCAGGATCCGGCCTCACCGTCGCCACCGTGATCCTTCCACTTCGTGCCGTTAGCATAAACCGACAGCGACGGCGCTTTTTCCTTGCGGTGAGGCGCTAAATAATTTGTATTTCCTGCAGGTTTAACAAGCCCGAGCTTTGCTGCAAGATCATCGAGGTCGATCTGATTTTTTAATTCAGTAATGGAAGCCATAAAAATCTCAGTTTATTGTTTTCGTTTAAATCGCTTAACGCGTTTTTTATTTACATCAGGTTTCTGGAATTGTTGCGGGGTATAAAATAGCTTGTCGGTGCCATTTTTCAATCGAGTTAGTTTTAACTTTGCGGCGAGAATAATTTGACGTGCCTCGATAGACGACACCCAGTTATACGCTAAATCGCAATATTTCATCCCGGCGTCAATCTGCCCGGCACTGATAATACTTTTGCAAACGGTTAGCGTTTTAAACACCAGGTCCTTTTCAGTCATCAAACATTTCCTCATTAAAAAACTCATCATCATTAGAAATCGGACTGATATCATCTATCGTTCCGTCAGCAAACTCTCTGCCACAGCACCGACAAAAACATAACGAATAGGCTGTTAAAGCCGCACAGGGATAATCGTGGCCTTTTAAAAAACAAATAACCCGTTTTACTGTGCGATTGGCTTTATGTAGTAACGTTATCAACAGAAATAAAATTGATTTCATTCACTCACCTTTTCAATCGGCTGAGTGCTGATATCTTCCATACAAACGACAGATACCGACTCGGTATCAATCGGAAAAACAATCGCCGGATACCCATCCTTAAAACAGTTAATCGCCTTATCCATTACATCGTCACAGTTAAGAGCCGATTCGCATCCAGACAACAATAAAAACAAAACAACTAAATAACGCATATAAATCTCCTTGTTTCAGTGATTATTAATAATGTTCTTCATGATCTTTTGTGGTTTTTCCAGCCTGTGTCTGATAAACAAAATAGGCCTGACTAAGATATTCGTCTTTATGTCTCGATATATAATTTATAATGTCCACGCCATTCTCACCCGCTGTTTTCCCAGCAACCGCGCAGCACATTAACGAGGCTAATTTTTCAATTGATATCGTAACGGTTTGATCAATATCAACCGGCGAAAACTCGACCAGGCAACGACCATCAGGCCGTGGCCAAGCAGGACATTTTGAATTAGCTTTAATGCATAGTTTGCAACT